GTTACGCACCTTGTGGTACGCGTTCTTGCCCGGGCCGTTGTACGGGTCCAGGTTCAGCTTCTTGACGTCGCCGGCGGACGGGTTGGCCTTGAGGAACTCGGTGAGCGCGGCGTTGGTCATCTCCTTGACCTGCTCCGCGATCGTCTTGTCCGCCTCGTTCGCGGCGCGGACGTAGTTCTTGACCAGGTCCTTGAACGATCCGTTCTGGATCATCGCGTTGACCTTGTCGCGGTCCTTGAGAACCGACTCCAGCTCCTCGGCGCTGGTCGGGATAGCGGTAGTCACTTCAGGGCCTCCTTCACGGCCGAGAGCAGGTCGAAGTCCCACGACTGGGTCTCTCCCACCTGGTTGTTGACGGGGGTTTCGGAGCGGTTCTCGGACTTCTTGAACCGCTTCTTCTCTTCCTCGGTGTACGGCTTACCGGGGTTCTCGACGCCGGCGATCTGGTCGATCAGGCCCGCTTCCAGCGCATCCTGTGCACTGTACCACGTGCCAGCTCCGCCGTCCTTCTGCATGGCGGCACGCCACTGGTCAGCTCCCACACCCGACCGCTCGGCGTAGATGCTGGCGATGTTCTCCGACGTGTCGTCCAGCAGATCCGCGAGAGCCCGCGCAGCGGAAGCGTCACCCATGACGACACCCTGCGCGTCATGGATCATCATCCTGGCGTTCGGCTCCATCACCCGGTTGTCGGCGCCCTGTACGATGAACGAGGCAGCCGAAGCAGCCAGAGAGTCCACGTACGCGGTCACCTCAGCGGGGTGATTGCGGATCGCGTTGTAGATGGCGATGCCGTCGAAGACCTGGCCACCCTCGGAGTTGATGTGGAGGTCGATCGCCGACGTGCCGATCGCGGTCAGCTCGTTGACGAAGTCCTGAGCCGTGACGCCCCACTCACCGATCATGTCGTAGATGTAGACCTGGGTCGAAGAACCCTGGTTCTTGATGGTGTACCACCGTCGGCCGGTCGAAGACTTGGCCTGGGCCGTCATCTTCCTGAGCTGGTCGGCCTGGGCGGTGAGCTTCTTGATGTCCATTACACCCCCACACCAAGCTCGGTGTCGTCAGTGGGTTCCGGTGCCGGAGCGACAGGAGCCGGCTCAGGCTTCGGAGCAGTGCGCATCGGAGGCAGGCCTACGACCATCGCCGCGTCTTCGGGGTGAACCCCCGCGTCGATCAGGTCCTTGTAGGACTTGGCCTTCGACTCACGCTCCTTGTTCTCCTCGTCCCCGTTCTCAGGCGTGGGGTCGCAGTAGTCGAACTCATACAGCCCGTTATTGCCCGGGAACAGGGGGAGGAAGTCGTTGTTCAGCGCGGACTTGAACCGCTCCAAACGCGGGATCTGCTGCCGCTTGGCGTACACCGTGTCAGCCGCTAGGGCTTGCGCAAGGTTCACGTCATCGGACTGTCCCAGGATGAACTTGTGGATCCCAAACGCTTCCCGAATCAAGTCTCGGGACAGATTCACGAGACCGGTGAACTCCATATCCCGGTTCGTGTACTTGCGGTCGATCCACTCCACCTCGCCTTCGAGGATGGCGACGCGGTGAGCAGCGGCCACACCCTGATGCTGAGCGTTCCAGCGTCGGCGGTGACGGTTCCACTCGTCGTCGTCCAGCTCACGGGAGAAGTGGACAATGCCCCCCGGCTCCGCGCCGTTGGCGAAGAAGTTCCGGTTGTAGTCCAGCGCAGCACGGTAACCGTGAAGCGTGGACATCAGGGACTGAACGGGACCCATCCCGCGGTACATGTCCATCGGGTTGGGCATACGGAGCTGGATGACCTGCTCCACATTGAGCGGCACCTCTTCGCCATCCGGGCCTACGTAGATGTAGCCGAGGAGGAAGTCCGTGGGGTGCTTGACCGGGTAGATACGGTCCGGACGCACTGGCCAGATCTCGGTGGGGCCCGCTCCCGGCATACGAGGATCCGTGTAGAGAACCCACCAGCCTTCGCCCGTGAGGTCCACGTGCTGCTGCTCGGTCTCCACGAACTCGGTCCGCGTGAAGAATCGGTTGGGCTTGTTCCACACCACCAGTGCCGGGTGCGCTGTGACTTCCCGACGGTCCTCCTTCTTGCCGGAGGCTGCCTTACGGTACAGCTTCCAGTCCACGGAGGCAACGGAGTTAGCGTTGGTGCTCACGATGGAGTACAGCGTGGACACAATGCCCATTGCCTCCATCATCCGCTTGTTGTCAGCCTGCTGTGTCGTGGTTCCCCACATACGCGACCATGCGGAACGCCCTCCCGTCTCAGCCTTCGAGACGTAGGGTGTGGGGACCTTGTTGAACAGAGATGACAGCGGCTTCATGGCTACTCATTACCTCCACTCAACGTGTCCAGGATCAGCAGGGTGACACCGATGCACAGGTACCCGACGATCGGGTTCCAGCTCCAGGCGGCATAGTCGATGAAACCAAAGCCGCCGAGGTAAAGCACGGTTCTACGAAGACGAGAATACCACAGCAGGCTCTTACCCGTCAACGTGCCGGCAAGAGTACCGAGAATCACCCACAACGTGGCGAGAATCGGCTCCCTGGTCTTCTTCTTCCGTACGACTTCCGTCTGGAGGTGCTCCCGCTGCGCGGCGTATGCCTCCTGGAACGTGATGGTCATTAGAAGTGCCTATCCGCTCGTGCTCCGCCAACAAGGTCGATCTCCGCCACGACGTACCGCATAGTGTCGCAAGCGTCGTCATCTTCCTTGAGCGGGGCTTCCTTGGTCTTGCTATTGCCCCATACATACCCCGGGATCTCATCGGCCAGGCACGTCGGGTGACCAGCCTTCATCCTCTCCTGGTCCACCTCGACAATCGAGTCCTCCAGGATGAAGATCCTGGGCTTCCCATCAGCTTGGAGCTTGAGCCGGCTCTCTACAGCCTGGATACCGTCGGACACCGTCTTCTTAGCCGGCTTCGTACTGAGGCCTAGGTGCTTCTCAAGCGTGGCCCTGTCCTCAGCCTGGTGGTCAGTGAGGATCGCACGCGGCCGAGGTTCATCCCACACCAACCTACCGGCTGAGTCGTAGTGCCCGACTGTCGAGAGCGCGGTCTTAGCGTGATCCTCCACCAGCCTCTTGGACATGTGGATCTCACGGTACATGAACAGCCGACCGTCAGGGTCTTTTGCCCACATCTGGAGCACAAACGGGTGCACAAACCCGAAGTCAGCGGCCCAGTATCGCGGCCAATCACGAGGGATCTCGAAGCGCGGTACGACATGGAGAGCAGGGTCGAAGGACTCGTAGATAATGCCCTCGGCGGCTGCCCACTTGCCCTCAAGCAGGCGAAGCCTTTGGAGACCCGTTAGGGACTTCAGCATCTCAAGATATGCTCTACCCTGTGAAGTAGGTACGCCGTCCCTAGAAAAGTAAGCGGGGTTGTCTTGGTGTCTGCTGTGCAGCATACGCAGCGTTGACTTTGCGCGCGTGAGGAGCCAGTGAGCAGGACCCGATGGGTTACATGATCCCATGAGCTGTTGGAACGAGATCCGCGCATTCCGGAGGCGTGTGAGCAGGGTGTTCCAGTCCTTCTCGCTCACCTCCGTGCACTCGTCCACGAAGATGAGGTCATACTCGGACGACAGCACCTTGTCAGGATTGTCCAAGCCGCCTACGTTGATCGTGGAGCCATTCTCGTACTTGTACGCGGCCGCCTCTTGGGGCGACCCCCCGTACCACACCACCGCGCCTGACGCGAGAGCTTCCTTAGCCACCTTCTCCTTGAAGGTAACCAGCGTGGTAGAGCCCAGAGACACGGCGGTCTTACGCAGGATCAGAGCACGAACACCGGGTGTGACCAGGCAGGCTAGGTGGATCTTAGTGAGGCAGACCCTCGACTTGCCCGTACCAGCCGGGCCCTCGAGAACCACCTCTGATCCGCGGTACGCCATGAACTCCTTAGCGGCACCGCGGAACTCAGCACGGTGGACGAGAACGCCGTCCGCTGCACTCGTATCCACACCAACCTGCGTGCTCATGCCAGGTCGTCCAAGTTCACGCCCGTGATGTCGTACCGGGCCAGACGTCCCTTGATCTCCTGCTTCGTGGGCGCATCCAGGCCCAACAGCTTGGCCTCACGCTCCCACAGCTTGACCAGGCTGGACACGGCGTCCTTATCGCCATACTCCAGCGCATCGTCCACCACTGCTTGGACCACTCGTCGGATCTGGTCCACTCGCTCTTGGACGATCTCTTCCCGCGTCTGGGCGGGGATCTCTTCACGGACCCTACGGATGATCCTGGAGACCTCTTGCTGGCTGATGCCCAGCTCCTCGGCCACCTGCTCTTGGGTCCAGCTACGGATGGCGTAGAGGTCCCAGACTCGGCCGTTTCGGCCCTCCAGTCGTTCGCTGAACTTCCTACGCGGCACTTTTCACACCACCTCTCGGACTTCACTCCCTACTACCTTACACCCGCCTCACTCCCCGTGTCAAGAGAGGCCACAATATGGCTCCGCCATCAGTGCATCACGGCACCCTCGTCATCTCCACACCAACAGCTCAGCCGTCAATCTCACCCTCTGTAGTCGCATACGTGCGAGGCTAGGGACTCTTTTCAGGCAGCATCTCGAAGTTAGTCAACGCAGTTAGTCACCAGCTAAAATGCCCCGAGTCTTGCGGAAACGTGCTGACT